TGGTGTCATCCGTTAATGAAGTGATCCGCGCCTCACCGACACGGCTAAGCGCCCTGTTGCATATGTCTACGCTGCTGGGCATCCGCTATCGGCTCCCCCCCGTGGTGCTAGTCGCCGCTGGTGTAGTACGCTTCCATCGTCACGATGCTATCGGCCACCGTGAACGATGTGCTTGGAGTGATGACAATGTCGTACTGGGTCATCGGGTCGGACGTGTCACTGCCACCACCGTGCGCGGCAGCAATCTCCCAGAGCGTCTGGCCCTCGATGGCTTCTTCGCCAGCCACCGCAATCAGCGCAGAGCCAGCTTCTCCAAGGATATTGGTGCGCGTGGTGATGGTAGACGTGGTGAGCGTCGTTGCGAAAAGGTTGGCGTCGATCACTGCACCATCGTGGTTGGAGCCGCTCAGGTTGAGCCCCACGTTTACGGCACCCGCCGTGCTTCCGCCGTCCGTGGTGAGCCACAACTCCAGAAGCCTGTCGCTGGACTTGAAGGTCATCATCCGCACGGTGTCGGTGGTGAGAAACAACCCACCGGCACGCGCCCTCTTGTAGCGAACGCGCCCGTGTGAGATCCCGGCAGCGGCTCTCACCTGCATGTCGAGAGAGTCGCCATCGTCGCCGCTCGTGCTGAAATGGTCTGAGTATCGAGTTGCCATGTGTTTGGTTCCTTGTTCCTGTGACACTCAGGGGCCGGCACGACACCGCACCGGCCCCCTTATGTCATTGGGTGGTGCTAAACGTCGGCCTGGATCCTCACGACCTTGCCGAGTTCGAGGCGCGTGGCCCTGATGGTGGTCTTGAGATACACCTGCGTGGCGTAGCTCTTGTCCTCGCGCTCGCTGATCTTGGTGGTGATGTCATTCCACACGCAGAGATGCATCCCACTCTTCGCCCACATGGGGCAAAGGGTCGGATCATCCCCAGCACCCGGAATGCGCTCCGTGGTGATGAAGTTGATGCCCAGGAATGCCCTCACCCGGCCATCCACCAGCACCTTCGTGCTGTTGCTGTCGATGGTCTTGATGTCGGCCATGCCGAGCAGGTCTTCGTGCTGCGCTGCGGTGATCGCCATGAAGATCTGATCGTTGTCGAGATCGACCTCGTTCTCCATGAGAATCCGCTTGCCCTCGAGCAGTTGACCAATCTCGAGCGCGCCCGATGATCCGGCTGTCACAGTCTGCCCCGAAAAGGCTTCGTCCGTGGTGCCGTTCTCGCCGGTCTTCGACGTGCCGAAGAACGCACCGAGAATCTCGTCATCGATGGCACGGCCCATGGCATACGCGCCATTGACCGCATACGGAGACTGCGGATTGATGAGCATCCGCACCTTGTCCTGGTCATCGATGAGATCCGCCCACTCGTAGTCCACCGGGAAGACCCAGCGTGCATCGTGCGGGGTGGAGATCAGCGGCGTATCCGCATGGCGCGTGGTTCGCTTCTGCGCGTTGACTGCACCCACCTGCTCCACAGCCTTCGCTGCTTTGCCCGTGGCGGTGCTCGTCATCACACTGTCGCGGAGTTTCGAGCCCTTCTGCTGAAGCAGATGAGCGACATTCGTCGAGTATTGCTGCACAAAGGCAGTGGTCACTTGGTCTGACATTGGGATAGTCCTCGAATTGAGGCGCAGATGCGCCTTGCGAGGCTTATCCGCCCGTTGGCGGGGCCTTCATTGAATTGCACGGCTTCCAGGGCTTGCCCGAGTGCCACCTCGGGGCCGATGTCGTTGGCTGGAAGGCTTGCCCGGTTGCCACACCGGGGCCGTGGTTCAATGGTCTAACGGTGGTTCACCCCTCCCCGTATCACGCCTTTTCGCTGCTCGCAACCTCGGGGTGGGCTAAAGAGTGCAATCGGGTCATCCGGGCCACAGCCTCGGGACGCCCGTCCAGGTACTGGCCCATGAAATCCTGATCCAAGGTCAGGTCTGCGATCTTCGCCTTGGCCGCTGCTGGGGTCATGCCAAACGTGCTGCCTGCGCCCGTGTCCTGCTCCCGGTCATTCGGCATCGCGTGCTCCCCCAATCCTCGGCCAATCTCAGCCGCCAGTTCCAGCAGTCCCCGCTTGCCCAGGGCGCTCTCGAGCTTGTCCAGCGTGCCGTTGTCCAGGTTGAACTGCTGCGCGAATTTGCGACCCGCCGCTATGTTCTCCTCCCAGGCACCGCCCCATTCCTTCCGCAGAGCCTGCTCGTCTGCTGCATTCTGCTCCGCACGCTGCGCGGCAAACTCCTGGCTCACCTCGTCCAGCCGCCCGTTGTACTTCGCGTAGATCGTCTGCGCCTGCGCCTTCGACAGACCCGCCTCGTGGGCCCAGGTCGCCAAGTCCGGCGTCAGGTCAATCCCACCCTCGGGCACCTCGGGCCCGCTGAACTCGTAGCCGCTCGGGTCTTCCGGTCTGCCCAGACGGCTGTACACCGCGCCCCACTCCTCAGCCCCCGCATCCTCTTTCGGGAGGTGCAGGATCTGGTCTGCGGGTGCGCCCATCGACTTCTCGAGGTTCCGGTAGCTGTCGAGCATCTGCTCGGCCCCCGTCCACCCCTTGTTCTCCACGTAGCCCTGGGCATCCTCGCCCAGTCCATCAGTCCAACTCGGCGCACTCACCTCGACCTCGGGTGCGCTCTCAGCCGGTGCCGGTGCTGCTTGCTCCTCGGCCATCCTCTTCCTCCGCGGCGTCAGTACAGGGGACGCCTTCCCCGTTGTTCTGGTGAGCCCACCAGGACTCGCCGCACTTCTCACAGTGGAGTTCCGGCCCAAAGCGGTGGGGGTGCGCTTCCCGGTCGTGGCACCCGCACGCCCGCGAGTACTCGCCGCGCCTATTCTTCAATGTCCGCTTGCTCCTCCATCTCGGGGATCTCGTTCAGCGCCCGATATCCCTGGATTCTCAGCCACACCTGCCGCCGCCCCTCCAGTTGCGCCGTGCCGTGCGAGTCGCCTTCGACGTGCGTGGTCGCGTTGGCGTGACAAAACCGCTCAAGATCCGCCAGCACCTCGCTGGCCCGTTCCCCGCCAAACGTCTCCCGGTATGCCTGCGCCCGCGCGAGCAGCGCATCACGTAACGCCAACGCCTGCCTCCGCTGGCAGTGCCGCCTGCGCCTGCGCCATGTCCTTCATGGCCGGGGCTGCCTGCGTCATGCCCTCGAGCATCTGCTGCTGCTGAGCCTGCTGGGCCTGCTGCGCCTGGATCTCTTCCATCTCGTCCGGCGTCCGCAGGATGTCCGTGGGCGCTCCGTTGATCTCAGCCGCGAGGCGAATCACCTCGTCCGGCTTGAATATGGCGAGGACGCTGGGGTCAGCCTGGGCAAACGGGGCGGCAATCTCCAGCGTCCTCTGAATCCCTACCAGTTCCTCACTGCGCTGGAAGCGCATAGCGGGGCTCTCGTAGGTGATTTCATACTCGCCCTCGGCCTCGGCCAGGACGGCAGGGAGCGGGGGCAGGAATCCCTGCCGGCCCAGAATGTGGAACTCCCGGTGAATCTGCGGGCCCAGCATCTCGGACTGCTGCCGGCCCACGGTGGGTGCAAGCAACTGCCCCTTCTCCTGGGCGCGGATCAATGCCTCGGTCGCGGTCATCTGCGGCTGCTCAACCAGGATCTGAAAGAGGGTCACGAGGAAAGCGTCATTGATGACCTCGCGCTCTTTCTCGAGCATCCCCTCGGTAATGTCGAGGCGTGCTCCCGTCTGGAGCGGCACCACCAGTGGCCTGCCCTGGGCATCGACCCCTCCATAGTTCAGCCCTCCGGGGGTCAGTCTGACTTGTTTGGAGCCGGTGCCCAGGACGCCATCATCATGGAGCAGCAGCGGCGGGTCTACGATCTTGTGCCCGCTGCGAATGAAGGTCTTCTGCATCTCCTGCGCCATCTTGATCGCAGGGAGCACGAGCATCGCCGGGCTGCGGCCGTACATCTCGGTGGGGTTCACCGTGTACCGCGAGTACATATACGGGAACTCTTCGTAGCCGCCTTCGTCGACCATCGCCTTGTCTTCGATCGATATGTGGTAGGACAGCCAGGGCATCCCCTCGTAGTCCTTGCGATCCATGTCGCGGCCCTCGCGCGGACTCACCACATGCACGAAGTCGAACTGCTTGAAGTGGTTGTCCGGGCTCGAATACGCCACGGCGACCTTGGGCGGCAGCTTGTCCTCGCCCCACTCCTGGGCGGCAGCCTTCGCGCTCATGGTGTACTTCCGGTAGACCGTGTCCACCTTCCGGGCCGGGTCGAGTTCGATGTAGACGCTGCCCACGTGACACTGCACGTAGCGCACGCCCGCGCCGTTCTTCGGCTCGTCAACGAACAGACACGCATTGCCAAACGCGCCGAGCGACTTGTAGCCCTCGTGCATCTGCGCGTAGTACCCGGCCTTCGGTGAGTTGCGCGCCTGGAACATGATGCGCGCCACTTCCTCGAACCACTTCTTCACGGCCGGGTCATCGTTCAAATCTTCGTTCGTCGCCCGCAACGTGTGCCACTT